GAGGTACGGCAGCTTCACGATCTGGTAGCGCTGGTAGTACGGATTCGCTGCACCACCGGCGAGGGTCGGCACGTTCACGAGGGCGTTCGCCGCTGCGTAGTTGTACGGACCAACGAGCAGGTGAGTGCCGCCGTAGCCGAGTGGGTCGCCCTTGTCGTCTGTCTGGCTCGCGAACAGTAGTTCAGCCGCGTCAGTGTTCGCGCCGGTCAAGTCCTTCGCTGTGCCGAGGTAGTTCGAGCCGGTGCTCACACCGTTCACAACGTGAGTCGTGTCGATGAAGTTGTTGCCGTCGAAGATCGGTGTGCTGAACCCAGCCTTGAACGCTGCGGTGATCAGCTTGGTGTACGCCTGCGCTGCCTTCGTAGACAGAGCGTTGACCGCCAGCATGATCTGGTTGGTCTGGTCGTCTTCGAGCGCATCGCGGTCAACGTCGAGAGTCGATTCGAACTTCTTGTTCGTGATCTCGTAGTTGAATACGCTTAGTGAGCCGGGGATGCGCTCAGACTTGAACTCACGAAGGCCTGGTACGGCTCCGAGCCACGCATAACGCTCGCTGGCGTTCTTGCTGTTGACCGGCATCGCGATTTGCTTCCACAGGTCCGCGTTGGGAGCACTGTCGAAGCGTTTCTGCCATGAGATATTGATGTTCGTGTTGAGTCCTTGCAGAAACTCCTTGGTGATAACTGTCATCTAGTGGATTCCTTTCCTAGACCTTAGATTTTTACGCGCACTTCAGTTGCTGATACGAACTGTACGACTCGACCGACTGCGACGTCATTGGTAGTGGTCGCAGCGAGCGCGACGAGGTTGTCGTCGACGCTGTGAACGAGTTGGCCGACCCATGCTTGAGTCGCGCCAGCGCAGTTCATCGAGAACACGCCCTCTTTCCACACGCGGACATACTTGTCGACGTCCTGCGTGCCTGCGCTGTCTTTGGTCTCCATCGCGACGCCGGCGAACACTTCGCCTGCCGTGTCAGAAGCCTTCTTAGCTTGACCTGCCGCGTTGTAGTTGACGTTGCTGCCCTGGAACACCTTTGTAGCCGGAGCAAGGATCACATCAACAAGGATGCCTTCTTGCCTTTGGTCTGGACGTGATGCTGTTAAGTTTGCCATTTACTTGATCCTTCCTATTTACCAGCCGCTGCGGCTGCTTCTTTTTTCTTGTACTCAGCGATCTCTTCCGGCGTGTTGCCGAAGTCGCTGCCGAGGCTCTTGTCCTCGTCGGTCAGTTCGACCCCGACTGGCTCGCCACCGTCACCGCTCGCTGCGGACGCGATGAGCTGGTTGGTAGGGAGCGCTTCGAGGAACGCGCTGAGGCTCGTGCGCTGGCTCTCGCTCGACGCCATGAGCAAGCTCACCGCGCTGTCGAGCTGGTCGCTCTTGATCGCGCCGCGCTCGATGTGAGCAGTGACGGACGCTGTGAGGCGTGTCTTCAGCAGTTCTTGCTGCGCCTCGCGGCCAGCCTTCGCGTCAGCCTGTAGCTGTGCGATCTGTGACGCCGTGAGTCCGTGAGCGCTCGCCTGAACGCCCTTGGCGTCTTCAGCAGCCTTGCGGTCGGCTTCGGCCTTCGCATCGGCGTCAGCCTTCTCCTGAGCTTCGCGAGCTGTCTTCTGCTCCTCAGTCTCTTCGTCGGTGAGTCCGAACGCTGTGCGCTCTTCATCGGTGAGTTCTGTCTTGTGCTCAGCGAGGAATACTTTCTCCTCGTCGGTCAACTCGTCTGCCTTCTTGGCACGTAGTGTGGCTAAATCCATAGATTCTCCTTCGTTGTGTTTATCGCTGCCGCCAGCGTCGCGAGACGCCATGACGGGTTTCAGCTTCTTGAATAATGGGATGTTCGTGAGTGCAGCGCCCGTAAAGACGTTGTCAACGAACTCGCCCTCGACCTCTGGGTTCTCCCACGGGAAGTCCCGCGGGTTCCACTCAGGCGAGATGTACGCGTACTCCTCTTCCTTGAGAGAGCGAGCGCCCTCTCGCGTCCACTTGACGCTCCCCCACAGTTCAGTGCCGTTGTTCTCGAGAAACAGGCCGGTGATCCATGCCGCAGCCTTGCCGCCCATGTCATGCCCGTAGTTCAGCGGTGCGCGGTTCTTGTTCTCCGCAACGAGGCCAACTCCGGACTCGAAGTTCGTCACCATGTCAGCGAGGTCATCGCTCGTCATCTCGAATGCTCCGTGCCACGGCGTGTGCCAGTGGCCGGCGCTCATAAGGTGAATAGCGGCTGGTCCGTTACCGTCGGCGTCTGCCGAGATCTTGATTAGTCGTTGTACCGCTTTACTTGCCATATCTGCCCTCAATATGAAGTGGAGGGGCAGTTCTGTCAACGCTATTTCGGGTAGTTGATGATCCGACCGCAGCGGCACCGCGGGTGGCCTGGTGGGCGTGCGACCTCAGCCCCGTTGCCGAGCGTGAAGAGCTTCCCGAGCGGCACGGTGACGCCGTGGAGGGGGCGACAGAGGAGACAGGCGCCCAGCAGGGCGTCCCACGTGCTGCTCTCAGCGCCCGACTGGACCGCGAAGTCCTCGATGCCGCGCTGGTAGGCGTTTACACTCTCCGTCTGCGCGATCATCTCGGCGCGCTTCGGGTTCGCCACGCGCTCACGGATGCGTGCGGTCATCTGCTCCAGGTTCTCGCCCTGGGCGATGCTCGACTGGATTGACTGCTGGATGTAGCGCCGGGTCGTCGAGGTGATGTCCTTCACCAGCTCCGCCGTGTACTTGGCTGCTGCCTTCTGGATCGACTCGCTGAGAGTGCTGAACCCGAGGTCTCGCAGGTAGATCTCCTCCCCCGCGTTCGCACCGATCACCGCCAGCTCGACGAGGTGGTCTTGGATCGCCGCGGTCAGCAGTGCGACCTCGACCGTCCATAGCTCGTCCGACTCAGGCGGTACGGCGGACGCCTGGACAGTGCGGAACTCGACGTCGGCCCAGTTGACGATTTGAGGGATGCGGTCTGCCAGCCCGAGCAGGTAGGCGTTCACGTCACCCTGCAGGAGCGCTTCCTCACGGACGAGACGTCGGAAGGTAGCCGGCGACGCCTTGTAGCTAGCCTCCCACTCCTCGCCACCGCGGATCGCTGCGGTCAGGTGCGAGTGGAGGCTAAGCAGCCTTGCTTGACGGCTCATAGAGCGCGGCCTCAACGCTCGCCTTGAGCGCCTTCAGTTCCTTCACGGTGGCGTCAGCCTTGACGTCCGCGTCCTCGGTCTTCACTACGACCGGCTCTGGCTTCGCGTACAGCTCGCTCAGCTCGTCCTCCTCAACCTCGGCCCAGCCGATCGACTTGCGGAGGGTGTTCTCGTCCTCAGCGCGAGGGTGGAGTGCCCCAGCGGTGACGTACTTCGTGACGGCCTCACTGATGAGGGATAAGTTCTCGTCGCTCGTCTTGCCGACGCGCAGCGTTGGGTACTCGACGTCAGTGAAGTTCAGGTCCACGATCAGCCGGACGGCGGCTTGCTGCACAGCGTCGCGCAGCGTGTTGGCCACGTTCTGTGTGCCCATGTCGAACAGCCGGCTGTGGTCCTCAGACGCACCCTTGGTGCCGCTCGACCCAGACGCACCGATCTCGAGGAACTGAGCCAGGACGTTCTTCATGATCTGGCGGTCGTGGTGGTTGATGCTCGGCTCGACGTCCTTGAGGGTCGCAGCCTTCATGTCCATGAACTCGACGACGTAGCCCTCCGGGTGCTCGATGAACGAGCTCTCGTTGGCACGGAGCGTACGAGCGGCCCGCCGCAGCTTCTCCTTGTCGGCCTTTTGCGCTCCGGCCGGCGTGGTGATCTCAACGACACCGAGGCTCTGGCGCTCGTGACCGATCGCATCGATCTTGTAGAGCTTGTCCTTGATGTACCAGTGCTTGTACGCGGACCGGAGCAGCGACCGTCCAGCCTTGTTGTCGCCCTCCTGTTTGTGCGTGATGCGGAGGATCTTGACCTCAGGGATCGAGAACCGGCCGTTGTTGGTGACCTGTGTCACACCGTCACCGCCGCCCTCCATCTCCCAGCTCTGGATCGTCGTCTGCTTACGGAAGCTGATCATCACCAGCGCGATGCGCAGCTTGCCGTCGACCGTTCGCGGCTCGAAGATCATCTCAAACAGAGAAAAGCCCATCTCCAAGTAGGTGAGGGCTTCATCAAGGAACTTCGCCCAGTTGACGAGGTTGAACAGGCAGTGCTTGACGAGGTCACGGACTTCGATGTCCTTGTCATCTTCGCTCACCGCGTCCACGTCCCACTCAGCGCTGATCACCGGGAACTTGAGCGCGTCAAGCGCGGCGTTGACCGTAGCGTCGTTGCGGCGCATCTCGTCGAATACACGGAGAGCCTGCTCCCCTTGGAGCTTCCAGTTGTACTCCTCGCCAATGATTTGCCCTGATGCGATAGAAGTGCCGGATTCACCGACTTCTTTCGAGAGTTCTTTTCGCTTCAGTATTGCCATCTGCCACTGAATGTACGCTAAAAGCTTTCGTCCATCAATCCCGCGAACTCGCTTTCGTCGTCGGTATCTTCATAGTCGTCGATAGGCTCGACGCGCTTCACGATCAGATCGGTCATTGCGTAGCGACCCGCGTCCATAGCGTGGTTGAAGAGGTCCCGTGGGACGTTGAGGGGCTGGCCGTCCCGGTCGAGCTTCCAGAGGTAGTTGCGCTCCTCCTTGATCAGGTCGGTGTCCTGCTCCAGGACGTAGACCTGCTGGGACTGCACGGTGCCCACGCCGTTGAGCACGGAGTCAGCGCCCTTGACCGCTCCGATGATCGGCACGCCGTAGCCCTTGATCTCGTCGATGCTCTTCGGCTCGCTGCTGTCCCCGATGACGAGCACCTGCTCCGGCTGGTCGAGGATGATCTTCGCGATCTGCGCGTTGCTGAGCCCCTTCGTGTACGCGACCAGCACCCAGACGTAGCCGCCGTTGTACTCGTAGACGTCCACGATGGCGGTTGGGTCGTTGGTGTACCCGAAGTCCAGGCCGCGCCTCACCAGCCGCGCCTCAGGCGGGATCGCCTGGAGATGGATCCAGTTCGTCATGATC